GGCGGTAATGCTCCAGGTCAAGGACACGGCGTTCAAACAGGTAAATTCGAAGAGCGCAAGCACAAAATCAAAGAAACAAAAAAGCACGACGATACAGCTGAAGATACAAAGTTAATCAAGAAGTTAGTAGCTCCATCTGCGTTAAAAGCTGCAGGAAGCAAACACCCAGACGAAAAGGCTGACGTTACTTTAATGCACAAAAAGCTTAAACCATCTGCTTTCAAAGGTTCTAAATAATTAGATCACAGATATTTATACAAAATAAGAACAAATGCCAATTTTAGATCCATCAGAAATAATGTTTACAAGCTTCGAACCAATGGTTCAGAATCGCTTCGTATTCTATATAGACGGTATCCCTTCATATTTGATCAAAAAAGCTGATGCTCCAGGCGTTACTTTAGGAGAGATCAAAATAGAACACATCAACGTTTACCGTAAGTTAAAAGGTAAAGCAGAGTGGAAGGACATCGCTTTAGAATTATATAGCCCAATATCTCCATCAGGCCAACAAGCCGTAATGGAATGGGTAAGATTACACCACGAATCTGTAACAGGCCGCGATGGTTATTCTGACTTCTATAAGAAGGACTGTAGCTTAGCAATTTTGGGTCCAGTTGGAGACGTAGTTTCCGAGTGGGTTATCAAAGGCGCTTTCATCAAAGAATCAGGATTTGGTTCTTACGATTGGGCAACTGCAGACCCTACAATGTTAAGTATTTCATTGGGAATGGATTACGCAGAACTAAATTATTAAAATTATTAAGCTTAATTTTTAATTTCATAAAACCTCCTATATTTATTATAAAGGAGGTTTTTTTATGCTCGCAACTTATTTCAAAATAATTAGACAGGCTATCAAAGAAGATAGAACAAAAGATGGTGAAACTTACTACGAAGCCCATCACATAATACCCAAATCTTTCGGCAAAAAGAGTTCAATAGTATTACTTACTGCAGATGAACACTATAGGGTCCACAAAATATTGGTGGAGTGCTTCAAAGATCATTCTTTATATTCCTATAAAGTTTACTGGGCTTTTCACAGAATGTCCTACGACGGTTCAAAAACTTTAACAGAACAAGAGTATAAAGAAGCCAGAGAAATTCTTATGCCTATGTGGAAAAAAGAAAAATCAACTGCTCATAAACAAAAAATAGCTAATTATAGAAGAGGACGTAAATGGATGCTGAATCCAATTACTAATGAATGTATACAAATTCATCCAACAGAAGAATTAGAATACTTAAATAATGGGTGGAAAAATACAAATAAAAGTGTAGGAACAAAAAGATCAGATGAAACTAAGCGACTACTTTCTATAAAAGCTACCGAATCAAAATTAGGAAAAATAGGAGAAGAATCCAGGGCAAGTAAAGGAACTGTAATATGCGAAAATATTGAAACCGGAGAAAAAATAGAAGCCGGCTCAGCATTTCAACTATCCAAAAAGCTTGATATAAATTGTAATGTTATACACGAAGAATTAAATAGGCTTAATTATAAACACACTCCAAAACCCAGATCTTCCAGAAGTAAGTACTACAATTTCCTTCAGACACATAAAGTATATTATAAATAGGCCGCAACACCGCGGTCTTTTTTTATGTCCGAAAAAATTGTATTTGTATATTTATATTAAAACAAACAATTTATGGCAGAATCAAAGTTTACGGTACCCACAGAGATGGTGGATTTACCAAGCAAAGGATTACTATATCCTTCAACCAACGCTTTATCTTCGGGCAGTGTAGAGTTAAAATACATGACGGCCAAAGAGGAGGACATATTGACCAACGTGAACCTGTTACGTCAGGGCATCGCTATTGAGAAGATGCTTAAGTCTATTATCAAATCCCCAATCAGCTACGAGGATTTAACCCTAGGAGACAGAAACGCTCTATTGGTTGCGGCTAGAATTTTGGGTTACGGTAAAGACTACACTTTAAAGATCACAAATCCAAATACCGGGGAAGCAGAAGAGATCGACGTGGATCTTCAGACCTTAAAGTACAAGGAAGTTGATTTCTCTGTGTTCCAAAACGGAGAGGTTACCTACGAATTACCTTTTACCAAAAATGTGGTTACGTTCAAGATCCTTACTGTTGCAGACGATAAGCAAATCGACGAGTACACAAAGGCTATCAAAAAGACCTTGGGTTACGAACCTGGAGCAAGCGAGAGATTGAAGTACCAAATTACATCGGTTAACGGAGACAGAACTCAAAAGTCCATCAGAGACTTTATCGACTCGGGCGCTTTATTGGCAAGGGATTCCAACCCGTTGAGAAAGTACATGAACGCGGTTACTCCTGACATCGAAATGACCACTACTGTAACTTTAAAGGACGGAACTACGTTGGAGATCGACGTACCTATGACGTCGGAATTCTTTTTTCCCGGGCTCGGCGTATAGAGCAGTCTTTATGACCGAAATCTTCGAGTTAGTTTATCACGGAGGTGGAGGTTTCAGTTACTCTGAAGTGTGGAACATGCCGGTTACACATAGACGTTTCAATCTAAAAAAGATCAACGAGTACCTCGAGAAGGTAGAAGAGTACAAAGACAAACAAAAAGAAACGCTAACGGAAAAGTCCGATCTAACCGCCGTGAAAATACCAGAACAGGTAAACAAGGCCAGTCAGAAACAACCTTCCTACGTATCCAAAGTAAAATCAAAGAAATAGGTTAGATTGATATTTATACCTAAGAAACAAATTAAATGGCCGAAAATACTACACCATCTCCGCAAGGTAGTTCTCCCGATAAAAAACAATCGAGTGAATTACTGCGTAGTTTGGAAAGAGCTCTTAAATCTCAAGGCGACTATAATAATTTAGTAAAAGAGTCAATAAAAGACTTAGAAAAATCTATAAAAGTTTATGATAAAATTGGTGCAAAACTTTCTGCCATCAATACATCGGAAATTAATACTAAAAAGTTACAAAGCGAAATACAAAGAGCTCAGGAAAAGAGGTATTTAAACGACAAAAAAATAGCTGACTTAAATGAGTCTCTTAATGAAAAACAAAAGAAGGAAGCTCAAAAATATTTAGGCACACTAGAGACTAGAACTAATAAAGAAAAAGAATTAATAATTGCTCAAAGAGAGGGGAATGCGTCAATGGCCGCAGCTGCCCAAAAAGCTTTAGCTGGAATAGATAAACAAATAGAATTAAAAGAAAATCTATTAAATACAGAGCAATTAGCGTACGCGCAAGCTGTTAAACAAGAAGAACTTGATACTGCTGGAGTAAAATCTTTAAAAGAACAGCTTACCATAGAAGAACAAATTAGTAAGCAGATAGGTCTTACAGGAGGTTTAGCCACTGTATTGTCTAAAAATTTAGGTATTGGTACCAATGTGATGTCAGCAATGGTCGAAGGATCTAGAAATGCAGATGGATCTTTAAAAAAATTAAGTAAATTTGATACTCTTAAATTAGGACTTTCAGCCATTGGAAAAAGCGTAAAAGAAAATTTAAACGATCCTTTAGTAATAAGCGCCGCGATTGTAAAGGGAATATCTACAGGATTTAAAGCCGCAAATAATGCAGCAAAATCAGTAATGTCGGGAACTACTGGAGCTATGTCTTCTTTGTCAGATTCAGATACCATTCAAAAAATGACTAGTGGAGTTTCTGGACTTATTAAAAACATTCCATTCGTCGGCGGTCTTTTGGGAGGAATGGTCGACTCGGTGTCCGCTTTCTTGGACTTGACCATCAGTGCTTCTAGCAAGGTACAAAAGATGGGCCGAGAGTTAAGTCTTAGCTCTCAACAGGCTTTGGCTTTAAATAACTCCTTTAACAAATTTGCGAATAGTACCAACGACGCGCTTTTAAACAGCCAAAAGTTATTCGAGACCCAAATAGAATTGGGCAACCAACTTGGAGTCTTAAATACTCTGTCCAACGATAGACTACAGACCGATATTCACTTAAAAGAGATCGCAGGCTTAGATCTACAAACCAGAGGATCTTTGGTAGAGTCTTCGGTTATCTTGGGCAAGAATCAAAAGGACATCATGAACTCTGTGTTCGCTCAGGTCAAAGGACTTAAACAAGCCACAGGAATTCAATTGGATCAAAAAGGAGTTCTTAAGGAAGCATCGAATCTTGGAGGTTATTTGGGATTATCCTTTGCCAAATACCCAGCGCAATTGACCAAGAGCTTGATTTCTATCAAAGCGATGGGATTAGAATTAAAACAATTGGACTCAATGGCTAGTTCTTTCTTGGACTTCGAGTCAAGCATATCAAACGAATTCGAAGCGCAGTTATTGACCGGCAAAGACATCAATTTAACCAAAGCCAGAGAGTTGTTCTTGAATAACGACTTGGCCGGCGCAGCCCAAGAAATTACGAGTCAAGTCGGTAGCTCTGCTGATTTCATGAAGATGAACAGAATCCAGGCAGAATCCTTAGCGAAAGCCATGGGAATGACCAGGGATCAAATGGGCGACATGTTGAAGAAGCAAGAGTATATGTCTAAGATCGGAGCCAAAGACACGGATAACGCTCAGAAACAGTACCAGTTAGCATTGGCCAAATACGGTACTCAGAAAGAAATGTCTGCCATGCTTGGTGAGGACACAACTAACGCTATCATGAACGCATCTGCCCAAGAAAAGATCGCAGGCTTAATGGACAAGATCAAACAAGGGTTCGTAGATTTGATATCGAATAGTGGTGTTAGTCAATTCATAGACAAAGCGATCAACTGGATATCGAAGCCAGAAAACATACAGGCTCTAATAAATAAAATACAAGGGTTCTTCGCTACAGTTATGACGGTTACCGGTACTGTGGTTGGTGGAATTATGAAAGCTTTGAACTATCTTCCTGGGATTAACATAGACGAAGGGTTGATAGAAACGGTGTCCAACTTGGGTAGATCTTTGGGCACAGCGACCATAGGCGGAGGAGGAGACTTATTTTCTGCGCCAGCAACCGTATCCAACAACAAAGCAAAATCCGAAGCTGGCAAAACACAAGTGAC